TGCAAGCCGTTTCACTGTTGCTCCTATCGTTACTTTGACTACTTCTAGCACTGTCTTGACACCATATATTTCTGCGGTTACTTCGGGAACTGTAACTGTTGGTGTGTATAACAATGGTGCGGCTTCCTCCGGTGCAACAACAACAATCTATGGTTTTGCTGTTCAAATGACTTCAGGAACTGCGGCAGGATAATTATGGCTGATGTAACTTTGTTGACTTGTAAGACACCTAATTGTGAGATGGGTGATGAGAAGCATTATCCGCATCCTGATGGCATCCCTGTTATTTGTGGTTGTTGTGGCGTAGAGATGACTGCTGATGAGTGACCAGAAGCCAACTAATCAGACACTCCTTCTGCAGATTGTTCGCGACATTGAGATTCTGAAAGCCAACTCTGTTCAGATTCTCCGTTCAGCTCAAGATCATGAGGCTCGTATTCGTGAGTTAGAGAAGCAGGCTAATCGTAATGCCTGGATTCCACCACTAATCACTTCTATTGTTACTGCTATCGCTGTATATCTGATTAGCAAGGGTTTGGGTCAGTAGGCTCATAATCTCTCGCTGATAAACTTAGTGTATGACTAAATACATTGAGCCTTTTGCAGCTAAACTTCGTGGCGATGAGTTTGGCAATCTTGCACCTTATCGTAATGGCCGACCTCATAGAGGTCAAGACTGGCACCCTGCCGAGAAGTCCCCTATTCACGCAATCACTGACGGAACAGTGTTTGTGAACGCTTGGACTGACGTTCTGGGTTGGATTGTTATTCATTCTGCTAAAGATGGTCATTGGGTGCTTTACGCTCACTTGGCGAAGCAGTCAGATTTGAAACCTCAAGACAAGGTAAAGGCAGGCGAAACTGTTATCGGTCTAGTGGGTGGCGGTAAGAATACTCCTAGCGGTTCAGCTTCTACAGGTGCTCACCTGCATTTGAGCATTGGTAAGGCTAATAAGTCTTGGAGCAATCCAAACATTCATTTGGCGGCTTACGATGATCTAGTTGACCCGTTGAAACATATTTTGGCTAATAAGGAATAAGAATGAAAGATACTTTGAAGGTAAAGGCTAAAGCAGTTTATGAAGTTGTTGCTGAACTTACTTGGCGTGGCTTTGGTATTTTCTTGTTTATTCTTGGTGGGTCTGCCGGTGTTGGTGCAGCTCTTACTGGCTCTTGGGTGAATGGTATTCTTGTTGCTTGGGGCACTTTGATGATGGGTGTTTTGGGTGCTGTAGGTTATGCGATTGCTACTACAGGTCAGGCCACTAAGGAAACTGTTGCTAAGGGTGCTTCTGATGCTATCCAGAAGGCTGTTGAGCAGGCTAATAAAGACAAGAAGTAAATGAAACTTAAGTTTCTAGCTTCAGTATTCTTTACCCTTTGCTTTACGCTTTGGCCTTTGAGTATCGTGCATGCTGATACTCCTGGCTTGAATGTTGAAGTTTATACTTACGACCCTAATGCTCTACCAGATAGACAGCCTTATGAGCTTTGTGCTTCTGGCGTGACTGCTTTACCGAACATGAATGATGATTGGGGTGGGGATGTTGTTGCGGGCTGTCAAAGCGATTTTGTGTTGCTTCATTACACTGGTTATCTCACTTTAGATCGCACTGGTTTAGTGTCTTTGTCCTCTTGGGCTGATGATGGCTTTTGGTTGTCCCTTGATGGTGTAACTGTTATTGATGACTGGACTTTGAAGGGTTGCTCAGGCTCTACCGCTGTTATTGGTGCGACTGCTGGCGTGAGTATGAAACTTGATGCTTGGTTTTATGAGTATGGTGGCGGTGCTTGTAATATTTTGAAGGCTGATGGTCAGGTTATCCCTGATTCGGCTTATAGTCGCACTCCACTTGACCCGCCTACTCCTGTAGTGCCTAGCCTGTCTGCACCTACTTCACTGCAAGCGACTGTTGATGATGCTGGTGTTCATTTGACTTGGTTTTATCAATCTGAAGCGACACCAGTTGAGCGGTTTGCGGTTTGTTGGACTTATGGCGATAATCCTGGTTGGGCTGTAGCTGCAACTTCGCCTGAGCAGGTTATTTCTGGTTTACCGGAGGATATTGACGTAACCTTCTGGGTTAGATCTGATAATGACAGTTTGGCTGTTTATTCGCCGCCTAGCGACAAGATTGTTATTCATACGCCTAAGAGTGTTCCTGTAGTTATTCCTGACCCTCCTGTTGACCCTGAACCGCCTGTAATTGACCCTAAACCGCCTGTAGAGCCTCAACCTGACCCGCAACCTATTCCTGACCCTGAACCGACCTTAGAGCCCGTTGTAGAGCCTTCTACGCCTGAAGTCGTGTTTCCCCCTGTTTTGACACCTCAAGAGCAGCATGAGGCTCTTATGGACAGTTTGATGGTTGAAGCTCAGAAGGATGACATTGTTGTTCCTGAAACTATTGCCAGCATTCCATTGCTTGGTAATACTGCGGTTGCGGTTATCAATGCCATCAACTTTATGGGTAACGTGGGGGCAGACATGACACCTGCGGTTAGACATAAGGCGAAGCAAGAAGTTGTTGCAGCGGTTGTGTTAGTGCAGGTCGCTCAACTATCTACGCAAACAGCCATGAATGCTGCTACAGCCAGCGTTCAGGCAGGTTCACCTAGATCAAGGAAAGTAAACTAATGGGATTCTTGAAAGACATTATCGGCCAGCTTTGGACACTATTGGGTATGTTTGTTGCCTGGATAGTGTTGGAAGGTTCCGCTAAGACTGTTATTGGTTATTGCATTATTGGAAGCATAGTTATTTGGGTTATAACTTATCCGCTTCGTAAAGATGACGATTAGAGCTGCTGTTCGCGTCTAAGTCGTTTGCGTTGATCTGGTGTTGTGCCTCCCCAGATTCCGTATTCCTCATATAGGCCTGCTTTGAGGCATTGAGCGATTATTGGGCATCGCATACAGATTTCGCGTGCAGTGCGTTCAGCCATGTTGGCCATCTCATAGTCTTTGCCTTTGCTTCTGCCTCTAAAGTCCTCTGGGTAAAAGATGTCGGCTGCTTGTTCGCATTCCACTCCACCGTTATCTTGGATGGCTTCTTGTAGGTCTAGCAGTAGTCTGCCTTGTTGACTCTTTGGGTTGAAGGGTCTTGGAATGTCGGTGGCCATAGTTAGAGTTTAGTTTATGACTAACCCCAAAATTGATGCAATCCTACGAAAGTCTTTACTTCTAGGAAACTTTGAAAACAATACTCCTGAATGGCATGAGCTGAGGAATCGGCCTGGTGTTATTTCAGGTTCGGAGATAGGTGCAATTCTTGGTCTATCACCATTTACTTCTGCGGTAACTCTTTGGGCTGAAAAGACTGGCAGAATCTCGCGTGATATTGTTGGCAATACTGCGATGCGCTTAGGTCAGCTTGTTGAACCGGCTATTCGCACTCTCTATAAGGAACAGCACCCTGATCATGTTGTTGAGGAAGTTGGCACTTATGCTTCTACGCATGCTTCTTGGATGCACGCTAACCCTGATGGTGTCTGTTTGGATGCGAATGGTGAGGGTTACATTCTTGAGATTAAACATACTGCGACCTTCTGGGATGCTGTCCCTGAGCACTATAAGGCTCAAGTGTTCTGGTATATGTATGTCTTTGAGTTGAAGCGTGCAGTGTTTGCTGTCGTGAATGCTGGTCGCTATAAAGAGTATGAAGTTATTTGGGATGACTTTGAGTGGTCTGCGATCTTGCAAAAGGTCTTAGAGTTTAGGGAACGTGTCTTGACTGACCTGCAACCTGATTGGGATGGCTCTGATAGCACTTATGAAACTATCCGTAGTCTTGCACCTGACATTGAGGACACTAAGACTGAGCTTGGAACGCTTGGTATTGAGTTGTGGACTGCCAGCCAGAAGGTGAAGGAAGCGGAAACCTATTTGACTGAGATGAAGTCTAGGTGTATTGCGGCTCTAAATGGTTCTAAGTATGGAACTATTGAGGGCGAAGTTGTATGCGTGTTATCGCAACGTGGTGAAGGTAAACCCTTCCTAACTATCAAGGAGAAAAAGTGAGTAAGACTATAAGCGACCTGAAGGGTCTAAATGTTGGCGATAAGGTTGCCATCACTATCAGCGACGAGAATGATGTTACGGTTATTACCGGTAAGTTGGCGGGTATTCAGGGTCTTGGTGAACGTGAACTTGCAGGGCTAACAGTCAAGGGTATTCCTAACTGGATTTGGATTGAGGACAACATGGTTGTCACCTGGATAAAGGCAGATAACTAATGGCGATGTTTAACCCTGCAGAATACGAAACAGTAGCAGACAGAATCGCTAGGTTCTATAAAGACAACAGCGATGGCAGAATTATTACTGCTAACCTGACGCAACAGCATGACAGGGCTATTAGCACTTGGGTTGTTCAAGCTTGGGTTTATTTGAGTGCTGATGATCAGCGTAATGGTGTCGCTAAGGCTACAGGTTTAGCGTTTGAAGTTGATGGTGTTGGTATGGCTAATAAGACTTCTGCCCTTGAGAATGCTGAAACTTCGGCTATTGGTAGAGCGTTGGCTAATGCAGGTTATTCGGGTGATAAGAAGCAGCGTGCCACTGTTGAGGAGATGGGCAAGGTCGCTAGAGGTGCTACACCTGCTAAGAATTATTTGACCCTACTTGCAAACGTGAATGACCTTGAGGGTTTGCGGAGCCTATACTTAGAAGCGAAACAGTCTAAGGCTTCAGCTGCAGTCTTAGATCAGATAAAGGCTAAGGCGGATGGACTCTCAGGAAGCAAAACTACAGATTAGTATTCTGCACGCCCATTTGGGTGAGTTGTGGGAACTGATTTGTGTTATGCCTGACCCTGTCCAGCGTGGCATTGTCATGTCTAGAGTGCTTGAAGTCAACGACAAGATAACTTTTTTGCAACGCATTCAAATGGATTAGGTTTTTCGCAAACTTTGTGTTTAGATTCTCTCTATGAGAGATACTGAACAACCTATTGAATGTTGGCGTTGTGGCGTGCCCATTGACGCGAGAGTGTTTTGGAAGCGTGTAAGCCGCAAGATGGCTAACCCTGATGAATGTAAAGATTGCAGGGACACCGCTAAAGAGCAGCGAACTGTTCATGTTTGGAAGCATCCCACTTTAGGGCAAATTACTTGTAAACCCTATAAAGGTGATCTGAATGATGACTGGCTACCGGTAACTAAGGATGGCAGGCTTTATATGCCTGGTGAACGTCTTTGTGGTTTGAAGGATTGTGTCCAGGAGAGCCATGTAACTAAGTTTCAGCTTGTTGCTGACCCTATTGAAACTCTGCTCGCTATTTGTGAAGCTCAAGAATACTCCCTAAGGGAAACTCCCTCCAGAACGAATCTGAAGGGAGCTACTGAATGAGAGGGTCAGTATGTCTAGTTTATGGCCTGTTCAAGACATTGGGGGTTGTTTGTGGCTAAGGAATTGAAGTGGCAACAGTATCAGGCTATTTGGGATGGCTCTAAGGCTTCTGGTAATGATCTGTTGTTGTTGTTGGCGTTGGCTTCGTTTCGCTCGAAAGAGGGTTTGATGTATGCCAAGAAGGAAACTCTTGCTGAGGTGATGAATTCTAGCCTTGACACTGTTGAACGTAGTTTGAAGCGTTTGAAGGCTTTGGGTGAGCTTGATTGGGTGAAGGGCAGTAATCTTACGAATCGGGCTAACCGGTATTTTATTTTGTTACCTGGTCTTGATTTATCCGCAGATTGCACCGCAGATTGCACCGCAGTTTGCACTCACTTACCCCCGCAAATTGCGGTTTTAAGTACAGGCAATTTGCCTAGTCTAAACAGTAATGAAACAGATATTAAACATATATCGGATTTTGAACGTTTTTGGGGGTCTTATCCGCGTAGGGCGAATAGGGATGATGCTTGGTCTGCTTTCCTTAGAGCTATACCGCTTGTTTCCATAGATGTTTTGTTAGCCGCTTCGCGGGCTTACGGGGAGAGTGTTGCTAGGACTGAGTTGAGGTTTGTGAAGTTGCCTGCTACTTGGTTGGATAAGCGTTGTTGGTTGGATCAGGTTGTTGTTGATGTTGATGATTGGACTGTGAGGGCTATTGATGATTGATGTGAGGGTTGGTTTGGAGAAGTCTGTGCTTGGGGGTGTGTTGCAGTTTCCGAAGGTTTGGGATGATTTGAACCTTGTAGCTGATTATTTCCAGCATGCTTTGTCGCGTCTTGTCTTTGACCGTATTTTGAATCTGCGTAGGGATGGTGTTGAGCCTGATGTGTTGACTGTTGCTGCGGGTTTGGATGGTGAGGCTGTCCAGTGGGTGTTTGAGTGCACTGGTGATGCTCCGCTAGCTGAGATTGCTGTTGGTTATCATGTGCAGCAGTTGAAGGCTATTTGGGCTAAGAGTGAACTGAACCTTGCTGCGAGGATTATGCAGGAGGGTTCGGCTGATCCTGCTGTTCCGGTGGATGTGTTGATTGCTGATGCGTTGAAGGCTGTTGATACTGTTTCATCTACGCAAGCTAGTTTGACTATTACTTATCCCGCTAGTTATTTGGATGAGTATGTGGCTGAGATGGGTGTGAGGACTCCGTTTATGCCTACTGCTTGGCGGAGGTTGAATAAGCTTCTGGGTGGTTGGCGTGATAGTGCTTTTTATGTGATTGCTGGTCGCCCTGGTCAGGGTAAGACTATTGTTGCGTTGCAGGCTGCGTTTCAGTTGGCTAAGTCTGGTAAGCATGTGTTGTATTTTTCGCTTGAGATGCCGGAGATGCAGTTACAGCATCGTTTGCTTGCTCAAGCGTTGTCTTTGGATGTTTCTCATATTGCTAATGATGAGCTTGATTATGAGGTTGTCAATAAGGATGGCAGTTATTCGTATGCCAGGGAGTTGGTGCGGGATGCGTTTATGAAGTTGACCGATAATTTGGGTATTGTTTCTGCTCCTAAGTTGACTCCTAATCTGTTGAGGGCTTACATTAGTGCTGCTTCTAAGCGTTGTGATGTTGATGCGGTGTTTATTGATTATTTGGGTTTGATGGATGATGATGTTGCCCACCGCGATAAAGTCAATAAGATTGGGTCGGTGTCTAATCAGCTGAAACGTATTGCACTTGAATTAAATATTCCTGTTGTTGCTGCGGTGCAGTTGAATCGTGAGATTGAGCAGCGTTCAGATCATAAACCGCAGTTATCTGACCTTAGGGATTCGGGTAGCATTGAGCAGGATGCGGATGTTATTTTGATGATTGCCCGTAAGAA